GCTATTATCCAGACTGAAGGTCTAAGCGTTGGTACATTCGAGCAGGATCAGGACAACGTTATCAAGAACCTCGTAACGATCCGTGTTGAGTCTCGCGTGGGCTTCGCGGTATTGCGTCCTGAGGCGTTCGTTTACGGTAACGCTTAATTTCTCACGATTATACACCCTCTAAGTGGTCCGGTGTGCGGCCGGGCCACTTTTTCAAATCATCAGGCTATGGAGTATAATAATATTTGGAAACACTTTGACATGAAAGTCTGTCTAACACTTAACAGGACAGATCAGGCTAAAAAAGAATTTAAACGCGTAGGGTTAAACGACGTTGAGATGTTTAAAGCATTGCCTTCGATAGGTCCTCACCAATCGTTTAATCTATCCACTAAGTCAATACTTCAGGCGTTCGCAGACTCAACAGCGAATACGCTATTATTCATGGAGGATGATGTTCAATTCCTTGACTTACGGCCGCTGGCTGACCTCCTTGATGATCTAAAATTAAATCCAGTACCTTTTGATATAATATACCTGGGTTGCAATGTGCAAGACAATAAGCCTCAGATGATCCGTAGAAACCTGTACAGAATACGGAACGCATGGACAACTCACGCCGTCGTATATACTAAACGTGCGGCGCAGGTCCTGTTATCCAATTTTCCTAACGAGAGCGAAGTAATGTACGACAACTACCTGGGTAATATGCTCGGAGTGCTTCGAGCATTCGTAATTAAGCCAATGGTAGCGGTTCAGCGTCCAGGTTATTCCGACATATGGAAAGCAAATGTTGATTACAGGAACATATTTCAGGAATCAGAAAATAAACTAAAATGAAAATCAGGTTAATAACTTTTACGGATTATAAAATGACCAGGGCTGCTGATGTATGCAGGCGTTCTGCGCTTCAGAACAATATTGATGAGGTTAAGGTTTATACTCCCGAAGATATTCACAAGTCGTACAAGGAAAAGTATAGTGATATACTTGACAAGCCGAGAGGTGCCGGGTATTGGTTGTGGAAACCGTACTTTATTTATCAGGAGTTATTCAATAAGAATGTTGCCGACGGCGACATACTTGTTTACTGTGATGCAGGTGTAGAGATAGTGAATAATATCAGGCACATTATTGACAGGATGGATCAGGATATATTTCTATTCGCCAACACTTACAATCATTATCATTGGTGCAAAATGGATGTTATAAAGGCTATTGTCAAAAAGGGGGTTCAGGAAAAGATAACTAACCAGGTTCAGGCCAGCGTTATAGTTATGAAAGTAAGTGATGCATCAAGGGAGTTTGTAAAGGAATGGGCCAGGTGGTGCGAGAAGCCTGGATTTATTACAGATGAACCAAGTTCTATACCGAATCACCCTGAATTTAAAGAGCACAGGCATGACCAGGCAATACTTACATGCGTGGCCTATCAGGCAGGCATTAAACTACATTGGTGGCCAGCTATGTACAACGCAGGGATATTCACGTATGAGCATAATGGTTATGATGATAGTTACCCTGTCATATTCCATCATCATAGGATTAGGGATGATCAGTTTCTGATGCCTTTGGGCATCAACAGGACTATTATTAATTACTTCAGACAAAAACGGTACATATGATCGACTTTGTAAAGAAATACGCTAAGAATATCAAGTATAGTCAGAACGGCGAAGAGGGTATATTGCTTGAGATTCATAATAGGATAGGACCATTTGAATACTGTTGCGAATATGGCGCTCACAACGGCAGGTATTGCAGCAATACTAGGTACTTCATTGATGAACTAAAGTTCAAGGGTGTGATGATCGAGGCTGATAAGCATCTTTACGGCCAGATCAGCGGAGACGGGATAGAGAAGATCAATTGTGAAGTAAACCCTTCAAACATTAATTATTTGGTCAGTGATTATGTTGATATATTATCAATAGACACGGATGATAATAACGACTACGACTGCTTTATGGCTCTGCGTCATAGACCACGAGTAATTGTTATAGAGATCAACAGCGGAATAAGACCAACTGATCAACACAGCAAGACCGGCTATAGAATGATGACGCAATTGGGCATAGATAAAGGTTATTTCCTGTTGTGTCACACCGGAAACCTTGTGTTTGTGGATGAGGCATGGAGAACCCATTTTCCTGAAATAGTAGGTAACGGCATCGATAATTATGAACAATATTTTAATGAATCATGGCTAAACGGATAGTAACATTCAACAACCTGGGTAGATATGGCAGGTTAGGCAACCAGATGTTTCAGATAGCATCTACCATAGGTATCGCAAGAGCTAACGGATTCGCTTATGCGTTCCCTCAATGGAGAAACTATGATCATCGCGAGCGATTCAAGTCAACCGAAAGCATAGACTCGCAGGACTTTTTTGTTCATAGGTTGCCTGTGTACAATGGGCCAAAACTGAAGGATTTTAACATACCCTGGGGCTACTATAAGATCGAACTGGACCGCGACTGTTCTTTGATGGGCCATATGCAGAGCGAGAAGTATTTCGAGCACTGCGCAGATGAGATCAGGTATTATTTCAGGATGAATAATGAATATGTGAATGATGACTTTTGTGCGGTACACGTAAGACTAGGAGACTATGACGGAAATTATCATCCGAGGCTAGGTATCGACTATTATAAAAAAGCAATGAAGGAAATACCCGCGTCTCAGTTCCTTGTGTTTAGCGATGAGCCTAATTTAGCTAGTGAAATGTTTGATGGTATGGATGATGTGCTTGTATTCGCCGGAACTAACTATATGGATGAATTCAAGAGGATGAAAAGCTGCAAGCATTTTATCATAGGCAATAGCACGTTTAGCTGGTGGGCTGCCTGGTTAGGAGAACATCCAGATAAAAAGGTTGTCGCTCCATCGACATGGTTCGGCAAGGTTGCGGGTCTTGATTCATCAGATATTTACGCTAAAAACTGGATAGTAGTATGATAAAGAAATTTTTCGATTACATGGACAAGCAAAGCGAGTTCTGGCAATGGATTTTCGCATATACTTTAGTGTATTTTATTCTATTTATAGTTCTTATTATTATTTATGAATAGTGATCAATTTGACGGTCTGGCAAAATGGGTTGTTGCTGTAGTAGCGACTCTCATTATTATTCACCTGTTATACTTAATATTTATTAGATGAGAGTACTTTGGTCAATACACCTCTACCCGCCAAAGCATAATTGTGGCTCTGAGTGGATGGCGCATAACATTAACCGTTATCTGTACAGTCGTGGGCACGAAATTCGGGTAATACTGCATCAGGCTAAGAATAATAATATTAGAGTACCCTATACTTTTGAAGGCATAGAGGTATATGGTCCGTCTGGCAGCATAGATCAGTATCGGTGGGCTGATGTGATTATGACGCACCTCGAATACACTGCGCTAACCGTTCCTACGGCTAAAATGGTAAAGCGGCCGGTATTCCACTTCGTTCATAACGACACGCCGTATCAGTCTATAATCAACGCTAAGAAGGTGAACGTGGTGTACAATAGCGAGTGGATTGCAGAACAGTTAGCATACAACCATCCGTCAATGGTATTTCATCCGTTCGTTGATATGAACTATATTAATGTTAACGAGAAGCCGGAAGAAAACGAGTATATTACACTCATCAATTTGAACGAGAATAAAGGCGGCGGTATCCTTTATGAGATAGCCGAACGCCTCCCAAATAAGAAGTTCCTTGCCGTTCGCGGCAGCTATGACGAACAGATCATAAGGAATATGCCAAACGTAACACACGTCCCAAACACAAAAGACATAAGAGAGTACTACAAGCGTACAAGGCTGTTGATAATGCCGTCCCGATACGAATCCTGGGGCCTCACAGCTTCAGAGGCAATGTGTAATGGAATTCCTGTTATTAGTACCTGTACGCCCGGTCTTATGGAGAACCTGGGATCGGCAGGATGTTACGTTTGTGATCGTGATGATATAGGCAAGTGGGTTGAATGGATAAACAGGCTTGATAATCCAGAATTTTACGGAGAGGTCAGCAAGGTAGTGAGGCAGAGAGCGTCCTGCATGTTTACCGGTACAGAACAATATCAAAAACTCGAAAACTTTTTACATGAATCAGTTAAGAATTATTGATGAAAGAAAAACAATAACAGGCGACGAACACCTGGGACTTGCTGAGGCGAAAGAATGGTTGAGGGTTACGTTCACGGATGATGATACTATCATCACTGCATTAATAAAATCTGTGAGGGCGTCTATA